GTTATGACAGACTTATTTGTTTGGAAGAAGGTTTTTATGAAATAAACGTCCAAATAAGAGCTGCAGTTGCTAATCATCATTTGACAGGATATATTAGAGTAAACGGAACTAATGAAAACTTTATAGATACAGTCTCTCAATCAGGTGAAAAAGGACTGTTACACGGCAGTTTAACAGTTTTTCTAAAAAGAGGTGATTATTTTGACTTATATCGTGATGCAGGTGATCTTGAGGGAGGCACTCTTGCAGAAACACATTTGATTGTTAAAAGGGTTTAATGTTTATTTCAACTAAAGACACAAAAGTAATTGCTATTCATGAAGTAGAGTGGCAATGCAGAAGAGAAGCTAAAGGTCTATCAAAACCCGAATACTGGACTTGGCTAGAATCAGTTACTACTGAAGACGAAAACGGAGTTAAAACCTATGATTTTAGTGGTGAAGACTATGAAATTGTAGAGACAGATGCACCTTTATCTTACGAGTCTACAGATGAGGATGGAAACACCAGAACCATTTCATTCAACGAGTCTGGACACATCACTTCAGACTTAGAAGGTACTCATTACCACCTAACATGGAATGGGTCCGAAATAGTCAAAGATGATACCGCTAAGACTGACTATGACCTCGCAGAAGAGTGGAAACGAATTAGAACAGAAAGAACTAGACTCTTATCAGAATCAGATTGGACTCAGGGTGCAGATTCTCCATTGACAACCCAACAAAAATCAGATTGGGCAGTTTACAGAACTTCTCTAAGAACATTACCAGAGGATCAGAGTAGTAAAACAAAATACTCAGACATTATCTGGCCTACCAAACCTTCCTAATACACTTCTCTAGTCATCAACCCTTATAAATATTTAAACATTTATGAGGGTTAAACATGGCAGTCATTTCAAATATATTCATTGATGCAGGAGCAGATTTCAGCACTACTGTAACAGTTACAGATAGTACTGGAAGTGCCTTGGACCTTACAAACTACACTGCAGCGGCTCAAATTCGTAAGACATACGAATCTCTTTCTGCAACTCAAGCCTTTACAATCACATTCAATTCAGATAGAACTACAGGTAAGTTTGATATGACTCTTACTGGAGCTCAAACAGCTGCAATTACACATGGCCGTTATGTTTATGATGCACTCATAACTTCTGGTTCTGGAACAAAGACCAGAGTGGTTGAAGGAATAGTAACTATCAATCCAAGGGTAACACAGTAATGCCTATAAATGCACAAATAACAGAAAATAATACAAGTTCTGTTAGAGGAACTACGACAACTCCCTCATCTGTAGCTGGGTCAACTGCTGTTGGTGTGCAACCATCAATAACACGAATGACCATTCCAGGCATCAAAGGTGCCGATGGTGACATTACATGGCAGGGAACTTGGAGTTCATCAACCACATACACACAAAATAATGCAATACAATATAATGGAAGTTCATACGTAGCACTTCAAGGAAATACTGATGTAAGACCAGACACAAATGCATCCGTTTGGTCACTTATGGCACAAAAGGGTGACACAGGTGCAACTGGAGCTTCTGGTGCAACTGGAGAAACTGGACCCAGAGGTTTACAAGGAGAAAGAGGTTTACAGGGACCACAAGGATTAAGTGGAACAAATGGTCCTACTGGAGCAACTGGTCCTCAAGGACCACAAGGAGATACTGGTCCTACTGGACCACAAGGAGCAGGAGGTCCAGCTGCAACTGTAACAGTTGGTGCAGTAACCACAGGTATTGCAGGGTCAAGTGCATCAGTAACAAATTCTGGTTCTAGTTCTCAAGCGGTTTTGGATATTACAATACCCAGAGGTGATACTGGAGCATCTGGTTCTTTTACTTGGAGAGGAACTTGGAGTTCTGCAACGGCCTATGGTACAAATGAAGTAGTTTTATATAATGGAACCTCATATATTGCAGTCGCAAACAATCAAAATGTAATTCCTTCATCAGACTCAACAAAATGGAATATTATGGCAAGAGCTGGTGCAGAAGGTGGTTCTATTAGTTCTATGGAGGATACACAAATAAGTAGTTCTGTTTCGGACATGGCCATTTTGGCATACGATAATAATGGAACAAAATGGAAAGATAATAATGTGTTCTCAGGAACATTTGCCTCACCTACATTGTCAGGTGGTACTTTTTAAGGAGAAACAATGGCAGCAAAAATTCAAATAAAACGAGCGTCTAGTGCAACGGCAAATACTGGTCCATCTGGAAATTTATCAGCGGGAGAACTTGCAGTATCCTATGGTAATGGTCCAGCTCATGACAATGATGGAGGTAGACTATTTGTAGGTAATTCAGATGGTTCATCAAATATTGTCATAGGTGGTCAATATTTTACTGGTCTTTTAGACCATGCTCCCGGCAGTCTTCAAACCACATCAGCACTCATTACCGATAGTAACTCTAAGTTAGCGCAACTCAAGGTAGATAATTTAGACTTGAATGGTAATACTATTATTTCTACAGATACAAATGGAGATATTAATCTTACACCAAATGGAACAGGTAAAACTGTAATTTCCAATGTTTATGTAGGAGACACAAGTACCTCTCTTGAAGAATATATTGAAGATATTTCGGGTGGGTCAGTAACAGCTGGGGAGGGTATTGACGTAACCTATGATGATGCCGCTGGTACAATTACAGTTGCAGGAGAAGATGCAACTGATTCCAATAAGGGTATTGCAAGTTTTGATTCTACGGATTTTACAGTTAGTTCAGGTGATGTAACTTTAAATGCAGAGAGGATTCAGGATATTGCTGGTGCAATGGTTTCTAGTAACACGGAAACAAATATCACAGTAACATACCAAGATTCGGATGGAACCATTGACTTTTCTCTTAACAATACATCAGTCACCGCTGGTTCTTATGGTTCTGCAACTGCAATTCCAACATTTACAGTAGATGCACAAGGTAGATTGACCGCAGCTGGGACTGCATCAATCGCAACAACTTTGGACATTGCAGCGGACTCTGGTACAGACGATGGAGTTGCATTAGGTACAGATACACTCACAATTTCGGGTGGAGAAGGAATTGACACTTCTGTTTCTGGTGATACTATTACTATTACTGGTGAACTTGCATCGACATCAAATATTGGTGTAGCTAAATTTAACAGTGCTGACTTTGCAGTTTCGGGTGCAGGGGATGTAACTATTCATAGTGTATCAAATGCTCAACTTGCTGGGTCTATTGCAAACAATAAACTTGCAAATGACGGAATTACCATTGGTAGTGATGATACATCTTTGGGTGATACCATCACTGACCTTAATGGATTGACAAGTGTAGATGTTGATAACATTACATTAGATGGAAATACTGTATCCACAACAAATAGTAATGGTAATTTAATTCTTTCTCCAAATGGAACTGGTTCAGTAACAGTTCCTTCTGGATATGAGTCCAGAGGTGGATTTGGTAGTGATTCATTAGTTAATAAGAGTTATGTTGATTCGGTTGCAAATGGACTTGATGTTAAAAAATCAGTAAGAGTTGCAACAACGGCAGCTTTGAGTGCAACCTATAATAATGGCGCAGGAACACTTACTGCATCATCTAATGGAGCTATTGTTATTGATGGAGTTACACTTTCGACTGATGATAGAGTTCTTGTAAAAGACTTTGATGGAAGTTCAAACCCAACTCATGTGGCAAATGGTTTTTATAAAGTAACAAATACAGGAGGTGCATCTGCAACTTTTGTACTTACAAGAACTCCAGATGCCGATGCAGCCTCTGAATTAACTCCAGGCGCATTTACCTTTGTTGAACAAGGTACTGATAATGCAGATAACGGATACGTTCTTACTACAGATGGTTCAGTTACTTTGGGTACTTCTGCAATTACTTTTGAGCAATTTTCTGGTGCAGGACAAATTGACGCTGGAAATGGTTTAACAAAAAGTGGGAACACGATTAATGCAGTAGGTACGGCAGACAAAATTACAGTATCGGCCGATGCAATTACAATTGCAACAACTTATGTTGGTCAAAACTCTATTACTACTTTAGGTACAATTACAACTGGAACATGGAATGGTTCAACATTAGGGTCTGCATATGGAGGTACAGGACTGACTGCAGCTGCAAAAGGTTCTGTATTGGTTGCAAATTCACTTAATACTTTTTCTGCACTTGATGGTGGTGGTTCTACTGATAAAATTTTGTTTTATAATCAAGGGTCAGATACAATCACTTGGGAATCGTCACTTGATGCTGGAACATTTTAATGGCATTAACATTACAACATAAACGTAGTCAAACTACAGGAAATGCTCCAACTGCATCTGATATCGCACAAGGAGAGATTGCAATCAATCTTGCAGATCTCCGAATGTTCACCAAGGACCATAATAATGCGATTCAGAGAATTGGTGGAGAAGACGTTGCCGCTACTTTAGATTTTACCAAGGCAGATGGGACATTACAGGGTATATCAGTCACAGGGTTCAAAATGGACTTTAAGAAGGCTGATGGTACTCTTACAACTTTTAATATTTTTCAACAGATGATGTTGTTTTCATTATTTCAAGGACACTTTGTATCAAGAGCAGTATTTAATACTCATCAACATACAGAGACACAGGCAATTACCTTTGATAATGATACTGCACCATCTGGAACAACCTCAGTACCGATTTAGATATGGCAGATAAAGTACCCTTAAAAGGACTATTTGATAACTCAGGAAACGTAACAGGTCTAGCTGAATACAGGTCTGCTGATGGTGATACACTTGGAGTAATTCATGGTGGAACTGGACTTGCAACTGTAGCAACGGATAGGATTCTCACAGGGAATGGGACTTCTGCAATGACCGCAGAAGCAAATTTGACTTTTAATGGGTCAACTCTTGCAGTAACAGGTGACACAACAATCTCTGGTAATTTGACAGTCCAAGGAAACTTTACAGAGACAGTCAAGATTGCAACCGAAGACCCAATCATTGCATTGAATACTGCAATAGGTTCTGGAGTTGCAAATACATATGACTCTGGATTTGTCACAGAGAGAGGTTCTGCTACAAATGTTGCTTTGATTTGGGATGAGAGTGAAGACCTTTTCAATTTTATAACCACTACGGATACAGGAGTTGTCTCTGGAAATGTAAACGTATCTGGACAAGCAGACATAAAAACAGGAAACATAACATCAACTGGAAACCTTGCAATTTCTGGAACACTCACAGGAGTTACTAATTTTAACTTAACAGGAACACTACAGTTTGACTCAGGACAAACAGTAGATGAAATTTCAAATGATGTAAATTTGACAGATGGAGCTGCAACTGCACTAGTCACAGAAAACGCAATTAAATCTCATGTCACTGCTCAGGCATCAGCATTCGCAATAGCACTAGGATAAAATATGGCTACACCAAATACAAAAGACACACTTAAAGAATATTGTCTGAGAGCTCTGGGAAAACCAGTAATTGAAATCAATGTTGACCCAGACCAATTGGATGACAGAGTTGATGAGGCACTTCAATATTTCGCAGAGTTTCACATGGATGGTGTAGAGAGAATGTATCTCAAACATCAAATCACCGCTGCAGAGAAGACAGCTGCAGTAACAAATACCACAACCAATGTTACTGATTCTGTAGATAGTTCAACAACCGCAAGTTGGTTGGAACAGAAAGTTTGGTTGCCTCTACCATCATCTGTAGTCTCTGTATTAAGAATATTTCCTCTTGAGACAGCTGCATCAAGGGGTGGAGAGATGTTCGATATTGAATACCAAATGAGACTGAATGATTTGTTTGATTTCAGTAGCACAAATCTGATTCACTATCAAATGATTCAAGAACATTTGGATTTGATGCATCACATATTGGCAGGAGAAATTCCTGTACGTTTCAATATGCACCAGAACAGATTGTTCATCGATATGGAATGGCCAAAAGATGTTTCAGATGACCATTATATCATTATAGAATGTTATAGAAAACTTGACCCTACGACATATACTGATATATACAATGATTCATTTTTAAAGAAATACGCAACTGCACTTGTCAAAAAACAATGGGGTTCTAATTTGATAAAATTTAATGGTGTCCAAATGTTGGGGGGAGTACAATTAAATGGAGAAACCATATATCAACAAGCAGATGAAGAGATAAAGTTATTAGAAGAACAAATGCTTAATGGTTATGGTCTTCCCGCCGATATGATGATGGGATGATATGCCTACAAATGTTTATTTCGACCTTGGCACAACTTCTGAACAGAGGTTATACGAAAATCTTATCATTGAGCAACTCAGAGCTTTTGGTCATGATGTTTATTATATTCCTAGAAAACTGGTAAACGAAGACACTCTGTTTGGGGAAGATAGATTATCATCTTTTAATGATGCATACATCATAGAAATGTATCTTGATAATGTTGAAGGATTTGAGGGTCAGAAAGAAATGATGACTCGTTTTGGTCTGGATATGCAGGACGAAGCTACATGGGTAGTTTCTAAAAGAAGATTTGAACAACTTATTAGTACGGACCAAAATCTGATTGTAAGTTCTCGTCCTAATGAGGGAGATTTGATTTATTTTCCTCTTGCAAAGAAATTATTTGAGATTTCTTTTGTGGACCATGATGACCCATTCTATCAGATTCAGAATCTTCCTGTATTCAAAATGCGTTGTCGTACTTTTGAATATGCTAGTGAGCGTTTGGATACTGGTGTTACTGCAATTGACAACATAGAGACAAAT